TAGAGAAGGTAGAACGGCAGCTGCCCCAGGAGCCGAAGAAACGGTTACTTCTACTACTGATGTTACAACGACACCAGCCCCAGCACCAGCCCCAGCACCAGCACCCGCTCCTGCACCAGCACCAGCACCTGCACCAGAAGTAGATATAACAACTGATGTTGCTGCCCCTGGTGGTGGCCCGGTTCCACCTGTAATAGATGATACAATAGATGTTGAAGAGGTACCAGCAAAGAAACCGGGGATGTTGTCCAGAATGGGTGGCGCGATTAAGAGAGGTGCTGAAGCAATAGCGCCTACAGCCGGAGCAATTGGTGGTACAATGTTAGGTGGAGCAATGGGTGGTCTTCCAGGCGCGATGGCAGGAGGTGCAGCAGGAAAAGCATTGGGTAGAGGTGTACAAGCAGGGCTTAGACAAAAAGGTGGTTTAGGTGCAAGATTAAAAGCAGCAGGACAAGTCCCGGTTGGTAAAGATTTAGCCACTGGAGCGGCAATCGGTGCTTTGGGTGGTCTCGCAGGTGCTGGTGGTGGTGGCGGTGAAGATATTGATGTTGATACTGAAGTAGATCTACCAGGTGAGGGTGGAGCTGGTGGTGATTATAGTGATACAGCTGATGCAGTAAGTCCTGAAGTTGCAGCAACTACACAACAGATGACCCCTGCACCAGCACCAGCACCAGCACCAGAAGAAGTTGAAGTTGATACAGATGTTCAGATAAATCCTAACACCGGGGAGCCTTTACCACCCCCAAGAGACACGCAATCAGCAATTAATCCTGCTAGGGGTAGTCAAAAAGGCGGCGGTAAATTGATGCAACTTGCTAGAAGAGGTCGATGAACTCTTTTAAAGAATATTATAACTTAAAAGAAGGTTGGCGTGATTATATGCCTACTGTGGCAAAAGGGTATGACAAGGCTGCAGCTAAAGGAAGAGAAGTTAAATCGAAATTTGGAACCGGGGCATACGACGACATGGGTTGGGATGCTATGAAAAAAGCCGGGCGGATTGCACAAAAAGTTAATCCATATGCAAAGGGTAATGTAATTGGTAAAGCTGCCGATTCGATCGACCGGTTCACAAAAAGATTGCAAGGTGATGTATCTGCAGATACAGCAGAATTTGATGCTTTTCGTCGTAAAATTGCTAAAATTTACACTAGCAAGAATGAACCACCGGCTGGCCCGGGCATGCCGGCGGGTAACACAATAAACACCGAAGTTGCTGTAATTTTGAATGATCCCGGAAAAGCACCACCACGCGGGACGGGAAGAAAGAATAAGTTAACCGGCGAAGTAACATATAGCCCTGAATATACTACTTATATTGATGCAGTAGATCGGGGTCAACTTTTTGATTTAGTGAATTTTCATAATCCGAAAGGCACTGGTGTATATAAAGATGCACACCATTTTGCTAATATCGTTCTAGATCAAATGTCGGCCTTTTTATCAGGGGGTAAATATAGTTATAAAGATGCTGTAAATATTATATACGGTCAACCCGGGAGCGGAACCGGCATGTTCAATCCTGAAGCTATAGCAGTTTTAGATAAACATGGTATGTTGTATAGACAGTAGAACTTCTTTAGTTACATACTAATATTAATTCATGCAAAAACAAAGTGAAGAAAACACTCAATTCTCCACTGGCGCTCAAAGAGATGATAGAAAGGGTAAATTGCGCTTCTCTCTTTTACCTCACGAACCTCTTGAACGGGTAATGAAAAGATACTTAGATGGTGCTAGTACATATGGTGAGAACAATTGGATGAAAGGTATGCAATATTCTGTATATTATGATAGTGCAATGAGACATTTAATGGCATTTTGGAATGAGGAAATTAACGAAGATCATCTAGCTGCAGCTGTTTGGAATATCTTTGCTTTAATGCATGAAGAAAAAAATAATGATTCTAATCTGGATGACAGAGTAAATTACCCTAATTAATAATATGCGAATCGCAGTATCAGGATCAGCTTGTCAAGGTAAAACTACTTTTATACAAGATTTCATAAAAGAGTGGCCAATGTATTCGACCCCGGAAAAGACTTATAGAGAATATATAGAAGAAAATAATTTACCTCTTAGTGATAATACAAATAAAGATGCACAATGGGGTATTTTGAATAACTGTGTGGATACTCTCATGGAATATGAAAAGGGTGATAAAGTTATTTTTGATAGATGTCCTCTAGATAATATTGTTTATTCACTATGGGCTCATGAAAAGAGTATAAATGATATAGATAAAGAATTTATAGATAAGTGTATTCCTGTAGTGCGTGAAAGCTTAAAGTTTTTAGATGTTATATTTTTTACACCTATTACTAAAGTCGGTCCTGTTGATTTAGTTGATGATGGTACCAGATCAGTAAACAAAGAACATATAGAAGAAATAGATAATATTTTTAAAGGAATGGAACAGCAATATTTTCAAAATCTTAAAGGTTCTCCATTCTTACCTTATGATGATTGCCCAGCAATTGTAGAAATATTTGGTAATCAGAAAGAACGAGTTCATTTAGCAAGACAATATATAGATGCTGAGGGTGATTTGTTAGGTGATAATAATTCGACTATTTTGGATCCTGAAGAAGTAACAGACATGGAAAATATTCTAAGAGATCAGCAAATGGAAATAGCTAAAGAAAAAATATATTCAGATAATATATACAAAATGATTCAAGATTCGCGAAGATATTAACGCCCTTGAATGCTTAGAGTAACAGTACATTTATTATAAACGGGCCCATCTTGACCAAAATTCCTAATTACACTTCCAGCATCCAAATTCTTACCTGTGTTAAAGTTCCAATGGTAAGGAATATTACTATTCGTTGACGGTAGACCGCCTGGTATCACACCGTCTATAACAGAGTCAATAATAGCAGGGTCTGTTTCTTGCCACCTAGTCTCACCATTACCTGTGTTTCCTAATGATGTAGCTTCACCAACAAGATACGAAGTTCGTAGATCCGCCCCCGGGTCGTTCGGGTCCTCAGTTAGAGTAACTTCCAATTGCGGTATCACCATAAATTGTACCGGATCAGGTCCATTGGTACCGGCCGGAAGGTACACTAAACCGGATTGATGAACCGTGTCTGGAACTTCTGCTGTTGGATCATACTTTATATACAATCTTGATAGATTTTTAATCGTTGAAGCATATTTTTTACCACTCCTGAAAATATTTGTTAACGCCCCATCTGTCCATGAAACGTCCCAATTTATCTGTAAAGCTGCATATTCTTGCTGTGTAGAAAAGGACATTGTTTCAATTATAGGGTAGTCGGTGCTGTTTGTATCTGTATATTGATACGTAATTGATTGAGAATTTACACCTGTAAATGTTGATGAACCAGCGAAAGTTGGTACAGCGTTTTTTACTGTTAATACGTTACCTTCTTTTCCTTGTTGTGTGTATTTCCACCCAGAATTGCCTCCCTCATAATATACTACACTCCCTGGTGATACTTTATCAATATCTGGTAACCAGTTAGTAGCACTTAACGTGTTAACTGTTTGCCATGTACTGGTCCAATTTGCAGATAATGCAGGCATGAATTCAAGGGAGACAAGCGCATTTACTGTCGTATTTACAGCGCTGAATGCATTGGTAAGAGAAACTAGTTGAGCAGACATTGACTCTATTGTTGTAGCAAAGTCTACATTTTGTAAAGGAATAACAAAATTTTGAAAATCTAGTTTATATATTACACCATTCGATACAGTAAATACATAATCCCCATCTGCGATATCTTGTATCTCTGCAATACTGTCTAGTGTGATAAAATTAGTGTTACCAATTGACATTTTAATTATTTATGCTAAAATATTTATGTACAATGGCAATTTCTAAGTCACCTCAACAGATACTAAACGGTCAAGGGAAACTGGTTGGTATTAATGCTGAAAGACCGGCCGCGATCGCAGCGCGCTCTGCATATTGGGACTGGATGGGGACAATACCATCTTGGAAACCTCCCCCCCTTAAAGATACCGTAGGGTTAGGTATTGTTACTTGTAATCGAGAAGATTTTTTAAAAAAAGTATTAGATTCTATACCTAGACATAAAATTGATTATATCGTTCTTATTAATGATGGTGATAGTGCAGATTTTAAAGATAAATCAGATCATGGCCCAAGAAGGTTTGTATATAGTAAAAACGGCCTTTGTGGTAATTATTTTTATACTGGCGGTAATAGAGGTGTTGGTTTTGCTAAAAACTGGGCATTTACAGAACTGCTAAAAACTGGTCATTCTCAAGAATTGCAGAATTGGCCGGGTGATAAACAAGGTGTAGATCATATGTTTATAATGGAAGACGATATTATAATCAAAGATGAGAACGTTTTTGAAAAGTATATTGAAGTAAGTAAGAAAACAGGGTTAAAACATTTAATGTATGGTTACCATGGACCAGCTAATAAAAGAAATGGCAAACCTTCTCCAAGAAAAATAGTTGATTATGGTGATGGTGTCTCAATTGCTCTTAATAGACATTGTGTGGGTGCTTTTACATATTATCATAGGAGTTGTTTTGAAAAGGTTGGTTTGTTTGATAACCGCTATATTAATGCTTTTGAACACGTTGATCATTCATATATGTTAGCAAAAGAAAAAATGTCTACTCCTTATTGGTGGTGGGCTGACGTAGCTAATAGTTATGATTATCTAGATGAACTGGCCTGTAGTGAAGATAACAGCACTATTAGAGGTCGACCAGATTGGGAAAAAAATATATGGGAAGCTGTTGAGATATTTTTAGACAAACACGGTTATAAGCCTGCTTACGACAAACCGGTTCCTGATTTATTGTTTGAAGATGTTTGTAAAATATTGAAAGGTATAAAAAACAATGTATGACTTAAAAGGTATAACTTTTTTAACCTTTGTTAGAATAGACAACGAAGAACGAAAAAACAATTTAAAAGCTATGCATGGCTATTATAGAAAAACATGTAAAAATTATATTCATATTTTTATAGAAGATGATAGTGAATGTAAGGTACCCGTTTTATTAGATTTGCATAAAGATGACGTATGTATATTTTCTAAAAGTGATACCGAATGGCGAAAAGGTGAAGGGTTCAATAAAGGAATTAAATTAGCCAAAACAAATATTTTAAATCTTATTGACGTTGATGTAATAATTCACCCAAAGCAAATTTTAGAAACTTCAAACCTTTTATCTAAAGATAAAAATAGTTGTTTGTTATATCCATATAACGGGTTGTTTTTATGTGCTGAAAAAGAATTAAAAGATAAATTTTGTTCGTCTTTAGATTATGGTGATTTAAAAATACCAGAAAAATTTAAAACATATATCGGATCTAGAGATAGTTCATTAGAAACCCTGTTTAGTTATATTGATAATGTGTATGAAGGCGTTATGATTGGCCACGTATCAAGTAAAGGTGGTTGTGTAATGGGTAGAAGAGATAATATGATTAGATGTAATGGATATAATCCTAATTTTTTAGGTTGGGGATATGAGGACGATGAAGCCCCCTATAGAATGGCGAAGTTAGGTTATGGTGTAGGTAGAATTGAAGGTGAAGGTAAAGTTATATGGCATTTACATCATTTTGACGGCACTGGTTCAGAAAAGGAAAAACAACCCTTTTATAAAGAAAATAAAAAAATTATGACTCATGTTGAAACTTCTTCTTCTGACGAGTTAAAAGAATATACAAGAAGTTGGGTAATGTAATGAAAATTGGGGTATTAACTGGGGCTGATGAAAAACAGTTAAATTTATTGAATATAACGTTGCCTATTTTGCAGCAATATTGTTTAAAACACAATTACGATATACACTTTTTTACTTCTAATGTTGATGGTGTTCATCAAGAAGAGGGTAAATCTTTTTTTGCTAGATACCCTTTCATAAAAAAACATTTACCTAATTACGATTGGATTTTTTGGATAGATGCTGATTGTCTGGTAATGAACTTTTATAAAAAGTTTGAAGATTATATTGATAACAAATACTCTCTTATTTTAGATCAACAATTAGGTTCACCTTTACCTAATTGTGCATCAGGACACGGATTTTGGAAAAATGATGAAACAACAGCAAGGATAGTAGATCAAATTATTGAGTTAGCTCCTAAGATGGCATATCCTGGCTTTGCGGATAATGAAGTTCTTAATCATTTGATTAATGACATGTATACGAATAATAAAAAAGAATTTAAACGTCGTATTAAAATTAAAGGCCCGGGAAAAGATAGGATAGGTCACTACGATAAAGAAATAGTTGAGTGCCACATGCATACAAATTTGGGTCAACCAGAAGGTGGGTTTGATTTATATGACAAAAGTCTACATGTTACTTTTGATGATATATATACCCCTGGAAGAGATTTTTTATATCATCGATCAGGTGTAGACGTTTTGCAAAGACGTACAGAAGCTTTTAATGATATAGTACCGTTTAGAGATTTTGCAACAAAAGAAAGTGATTTGAAATACCACGCTGATAGAATAGTTAGAGAAAAGCTTCTAGTGGGAGAAGACAGAGAAAAAATTGACCCCAATACTTGGTTTTACACTATACTTGACAATCGTTATATCGGTGACGGGTCTCATTCTGTAAAGCTACTAAGACAAGAACTCGGTATACCTAACTTTTTAGAATAATATATGATAGATTTTAAAGACATTGATATAGTTGTAGCATCTAGGATAGATAACCACGAAAGAGCAATTAATGCTTTTTTATCCTATGCGTTTTTTAAACAACACACAAAAAATAGTAGATTTATTTATGTAGAAGATTCTATTACCCCTGTATTGTCTCAATACATACCTTTATGTGAAGAAGATAAAATAATACACTCATATAATGACTTGCATTTTAAAAAGTGCGCTTCATATAATAAAGGTATAAGAGAAGCAAGTAGAAAATTTATATTGTGTTTAGATTTAGATTGTGTTGCAAAACCGGAACAAATTATAAAAATAAAAGATACTTTAAAGAAAGAACCAGGTTTTGGTGTGTGTTATAACGGCATGCCGTTATATTTGAATTATAAAGCAAAGGAGATTTTTAGAAATCAACAATCAATAAAAACTCTTGACACGTTTTGCCCTGATTTAAAAATGATTTCTATGGCTTTAGAAAATTATAAAAGAGGGTTCCCTTCATGGCCTGATCGTATGGATTATGAATACTGTAAAGTAATGGGCTGCACGGCGGTTGGTGGTTGTTTGTTGGGGTTAAGAAAAGATTTTAAAAAAATAAAAGGGTTTAATGAAAAATTTGTAGGCTGGGGTTATGAAGATAGTGAAATGGTAAGTCGTATGAGAATTTTAGGATACGACATTCATAAATGTAATCAGAGATTAGATTTTTTATATCATTTTCCTCACACAAATACTACTGTGACAGATGCAGAAACTACCAAATATGATGGTGGACCAGACACTTTTGATCCTTATCTTGAAAATCAAAAGGAATGTACTAAAATAGAAGAAATGACTGAGCAAGAGTTGTGGAAACATATTAAAGGCTGGGAATGGTAAAAGCAAATATACGAGATAAAAATTTTATTGGGTATGATAAGTCATCATGCCATCTAGCACAAAATAAATTTGTTGAGTGGGTTGCTGATAATGCACCCGTCAGTAAAAGTTGTTTTATTACTGATTTGTGTTTAGAAGATGTAAATAAAGCAGGTGGTGTGAAACGTAAAGTGGCCTGGCTATTAGAACCTAGAAGTATTAGTCCGCATATGTATAATTGGATTGAACAAAACAATAGGCTTTATGATTTTGTTTTAACTTTTGATCAAAAACTTATTGATAAGGGGGAAAATTATTTGTATTACCCTCACGGTAGATGTTGGATTCATAATTACGAAGGAATTGATAGTAAATCAAAATTTTGTAGTATTTTTGCTTCTGATAAAGCATTCACTTTAGGTCATAGATTAAGACATATGATAGTAGATAGATATAAAACTACTGATAAAATGGATTGTTATGGAAAGTACGCAGAGAATGTTTTAGAAAAAAAAGAAGACGGTCTCAATCCATATTATTTTTCTGTTACTATTGAAAATGCAATTGTTAGAGGTTATTGGACAGAAAAATTATTAGATGCTTTTGCTACAAAAACAATACCTATTTACTACGGTGACAAATTTTCAGTTAATAAATTTTTTAATCCGGAAGGTATAATATATTTTGATACTATTGAAGAGCTTGATGACATAGTCGATAAAATAGATATTGATTTTTATGCTTATAGGCTTGACGCGGTAGAAGAAAATTTTAACAAAGTAGAGGAATTTAGAGTTCCTGAAGATTGGATATACAAAGAGTATCCATTTTTATTCGATTAATGATTACAGTACAATTAAAAGGCGGGTTAGGAAATCAGTTATATCAAATTGCAACAATTTATGCACATGCTAAAGAGTATAATGTAAAATTTGTTATTAACTATAGTTTAGAGTTTGGTGCAATGCAAGGTCACCACCCTAAAACATATAAGAAGAGCTTATACAAAAATTTAGAAACAATAAATTTACCTTTTCATATTGCATGTAGAGAACCTTCTTTCAAATATAAAAAATTACCATTTTTGGGTATTGAACACGACGTGGTGTATGATGGTTATTTTCAAAGCTGGAAATATTTTAAAAATTTAGATAGAGATGAATTGAATAATATTTTTACATTTAATGTTGATTGTGTAACCAAAACTAAGCAAGCTATACGAAAACTAAAAGAAAAATATCAAGCTACTGAAGTAGTGGGTGTGCATATTAGAAGAGGTGATTATTATAAAAATCCTCAGATATTTCCTATTTTAGGGAGCGATTATTATAATAAAGCTAAAGAAAATTTTGATAAAGATGCATTGTTTTTGTATTGTACCGATGATGAAACTCAAGTTAGAAAAGAATTTAAGTTCGATAGTAAAAATGTTTTAGCTAATGGGTCTGATGAATTGATGGATATGTGTGTTTTATCTGAGTGTGATTCGGTTATAATGGGAAATAGTTCTTTTTCATCATGGGGGGCATATTTAGGTAAAGAAAAAGAAATTGTAACTTGTCCTAAAAAATGGTTTGGCCCAAAAGGGCCCCCAGCTCAAGATTTGATTGACCCTAAGTGGTTAGAAATATAATGAAATGTTTAATACGGCAACCAGGTGGTATAGGTGATGTTTTTTATACTCAAAAGATTGTAAAAAAGTTATTAGAAGGTACCGTTGATGAAGTTTGTTGGCCAGTTGAAGACCAATATTGTGCTTGTCTTAATGATTATTTAGATGCGAAAAATATTAATTTCATTCCTTTATCTAATTTTAAAGATACATCAGAATTATATAATACTGATATAAATCAAATTGTAAAAAAGGATGACATTTTATACGTACCGTTACAACATTCAGATCAAATTTATACTAATATGTCTGTAATGAAAGCAAAATATTATTTTTGTAATATGCAAGAAGGGTTTGAAGATTGGGATTTATATTTTAATTTTAGAAGAGATCAAGAAAAGGAAAAAGAGTTAAAAGATTTTCTTAGAATTAAAGACGGTGATGATTTTGTTGTAGTGAGTGATACATACGGTACGTTTCCAAATCACACTACCAGAAACGTTCCCTACGATGGTGATAAAAAAATCATTAAATTAAAACCATACAGGGGGTTCAGTGTATTTGATTGGTGTTGGATTTTTGAAAATGCATCAGAGATCCATATGATTGAAACGTGCTTTATTTATATTTTAGAAAAGTTAAATTTAAAAGCAAAAGTTTTAAATTTACACAGTAAATGGCAACCTACTTTTTGGGGACACGTTGGTTATATTCCTAAAAAAGTTAAATGGGATTTTTGTGACTGGTGAGTATAATATAGGTCATGGGTACGATAGGAGATTTTGATTTAAAAAATATTCGTAGAAATACCGGAATTGGTACGTTTATTGAAACCGGTACTTTATATGGTCATGGTATACTTGAAGCACATAGAGCAGGGTTTTATGATATACACTCAATAGAAATAGAACCCACGTTAGCTAAAAAAGCTAAAGAAAAATTTGCTGGTTACCCTTATGTATCGATTTATGAAGGTAATTCATTTAATGTTTTAGAAGAAATATTACCTACTATAAACAGAGATGCATTTTTTTGGCTTGATGCACATTTTCCGGGTGCTGACGCTCACTTAGTAAAGTATGAAGAATGTCTAAAAATGGAACAAGATACTAATCTGCCTCTAGAAAGAGAGATAGATTTAATTAGTAAAAGAATAGGAAAATATAACGATATTATAGTTAGTGATGATCTTTGGCTATATGAGGACATAAAAATAAAAGGTGTGGGGTTTAATGAACACTGTAAAATGAACAACCATAATGTTACAAGAGAAGAAATCGTAAAAGGAAAAGATTTATCTTTTTTGTATGATAAATTTAAAGACACACACGATTTTCAAAAAGTGTACAAACATCAAGGATATTTAGTTACAAAACCAAAGGCTTTTAAAAATGAATCTAGTAAATGATATACCAATAGGGCAAGATTACCCACTAGTAGTTAATGCAGTAGTGGAAGTAGAAAAAGACAGCAATTCAAAATATGAATACGTAGAAGAGCTTAATATATTTAGACTTAGTAGATGTTTGTATAGTAGTATGAGATATACGTGCTCGTATGGATTTATTCCTCAAACTTATGCTTTAGACGACGACCCATTGGATATATTGATATACAATAACGTACCATTACGCACAAGTACTCTAGTAGAAGTCAAACCGATTGGTGTTTTGGACATGGATGATACAGGTAAAAAAGATTATAAAGTAGTTGGTGTACCCACTTCGCATATTAAAGACTATAAAAATTTGAAAGATTTAGATCCTCATTGGTTAGCAACTACTTTGCAATTTTTTACTCATTATAAAGATCTAGAAAAGGATAAAATCTCTATTGTTAATGGATGGTTAAACAAATCTGAAGCCAAAAAAATAATTAACACGGCACACAAAAGGTGGAAAAATAAATTGAATTCTGAGTAGCTTGATCTATAATAGATCATATGGAATTTAATATCGATAAATACGACGGTAACTTACTTCACGGCAGATTTGCATATAAGTTCTTTAAAGATAAAGTATTACCTATAGGTAATATTCTTTGTTTTAGAGCTCCAATGGAGGTATTAGCAGACGGAATGATTGATCAAGAAGATATTGATCGACAAGAATTTATTTGGAGTGATGATGCAATAAACTTTCTATGGGAGATTCCAATTTTAGACAATGCATTTGGTGCGGTTGCATATCAAAGACTTTTAAACACCCATATTGCTAATCTTCTAAGTAGTGCGAAATATTTGAATTGTCCTGTAAGGATGGATGGTGATGATATTATGGTAGAAAAAGAATTTACACAAGGTGGTGTTACTCAGCAAGAAGGCAAAGTAAGTGTGAGCATCACTTATGTTAAATCTGGTGTTGCTTTAGGTCATACTGCTCTTAATATAAAAGCTGGTAAGAAGGCTCCTGCATTTGCATTTAGTACAGAATTTAATGACGAAGTAGCAGAAGAGTTTATGAAAGATGTACAGAAAATTTTTTATGAATTGAATGATGATATGTTCATTGCGACGTCGAAAGTAATAATTAAGTAATATTATGAAATATAGGTTTATGATGATAATAAATTGGTTTAGATATTTGAGAGAATTATACGAATACCATACTTGGAAAAAACACTTATATGAGTATGAAGCCAAGTTAGGTGGTGCTAAACTCTTAGGTACCGATCTAAAAGATGGAAAGTAAATTATTAATAATCAGCCCTGTTTATAATGAAGAACGGTTGCTACCTTTTCACTTTCATTACTATAACTATCTGATTGATTTACAAAAAAATAAAGAAAGCAATCTAATTTATATAGATTTTGGGAGTGATGATTCTTCTGTTGAATTAATACAATCTTTTAGTGCTCAAAACCCAAACGTTTCTTTAATTCATTGCGACACAAAAGAACATAGAGAAGATGTATTGATGTTGTTTAGAAATCATTATTATAAGCAATTTTCTAATCCAGCTGACGAATCAAACTATGATTGGGTGTTTATTGTAGATATAGATGAATTTTTATTTAACAGACGGTTGATCGAAATATTAGATTCGAAAAAAGATTCTGACACCACAATTTTTAAAATGAAGGGGTATGATGTAGTTATGGATAGTGTTCCAGAAACAAAATTTACTTGTGAGGATATTTTGGATAATTATACACTAGAAGGTATGCGCGATATTACTTTAGATAAAAATTTAATCTTTAATCCATCAAAGGTCGATATACGATACGATTTTGGTTGCCATACTGCTCAATCTAAGGGGGATGTATTTTGGGACGATACCGTTATACATAATTTGTCTTTTAGATACTTAGGTGTAGATTATTTCCGCCATATAAATACAGAAAAAAGTAAACGTACTAAAGAATATGCTAAAAAAACACATCATGGTTTCCATTACGAAAACCACTTGAAAGATATGGATTCAAATATAAAATGGTACAATGATTATACAAGAAAAAAAGAACTTTTAAATTTAGATGATTAATATTTTCACATTTATAAACGATATAATTTTTGGTAAAAAAGGCACTATTATTGAAAATGTTGAAGATGAAGACCAGTTTAACGGTTACTTGGTTGATCGTTGGGTTAGTATGTACTCCCCAGAAAATGCAAAAATTATAAATGAAACCACAAACAAGTATTATAACGTTTTTGATTCGAAAAAAGAATGGTATGAATATCTAGTTAAAATAATACCAAGAGGTTCACCGGGTAAGATAAATTATATCAAAAAAGAAAAACGTAAAGATATTGATAATTACGATGAAATAGTAAAATTTTTAGCTAAAAGATTTGAAATTTCAAAAAGAGAAGTGCAGCAGTATATTGATAGCGGACAAGTAGATATATCTAACATTAAAACAGCATTGAAATAGTATATTAATTTATTAAGTCTTTACATGCCACAAAAAAGTATAGATTTATTAACACCTAAAAGAAGCCTTATTGATCTTTCAGTACCCACCGAGGGTTCATTTGATTCTGCAATCATCGGCTATCAAATGTGTAGGTTAATGGAAGACGTCATTCTATGTAAGTACAAAGATGAAACAGAAGATGGTCAGGCTCTTATAAGAAACGGTATTCATATTCCTTTAAACGCTGATACAAAAGCATGGCGTATTGGGGAAGTATTACTAGCAGGGGGTCAATGTGAATATGTTGAAATTGGTGATCATATTTGTTTTCCTAATAACTTGGGTATCCCTATAGCCAACCTTGAAGTTCAGGATATTGGTAAAGTTAAAAAGGGCCTTTTTCTTAATGAAAGTAGAATTTTTGGAATAGTAAAACCTTTTGAGAGTAGGTAGATCACAACTATTAACTCTTCTAAAAAATAACGTTTGTGAAGTAAAATTTGTTAGAAGAGTTTTTAAACCAGGAGCACCACCCACTAGACGAATGTTCTGCACTAATAGCTTTACTTTACTGAATAGTGTTAATGGTAGGTTGACTTTGAATTTTAGACCCACTTCTAGATTTCAAGATTATAACCCAGCTGTAAAAAATCTTATTATAGTTTGGGATATTTTTATGCAGAATTATCGTCAGATTAATTGTGACAATGTTGAATTACTTGAAACGATACCTGCTACAGATGAGTTTTGGGAATATTATGTTAAAAATTTACAAGACTTAACGACACAACAAAAAGTTAATTTTCAAAATACGTAATGGTTGTAAAGCTAATAGAAGAAGTAGAAGAAAAATTTCAAAAATTTTTTCTGAATGATATTAATTTTGTTGTTAACGATAAAGTAATTAAAAAAGGAAAATTACTGAACGCTAACATAAAAGAGTTTTTTATTATATTCAAGCTTGAAGTACAAAAAGGGGGAATTACTACATTTGAGGTACCGTATCCTTTTGAACTTATAGATACAAAAGACAGCATCAAATTTGATTATAAATTAGAAAAATTTGTTTTTAATGATATAGTTAAATTAGCAAAAGTAAGAAGGATTAAGCCAAAAAAGAATTCCAAATTTTATGATGTAGTAATGTCATTGAATAAATTATGAAAATTGATATCTTCGAGACTTCTGACAAGACAGTAAAATATTTTAGCGTTTTTAGCGGTGAGGTATACGATTTAGATGAACAGTATACTGGCTACCTAGATTGTGGCCAGTTAAAAATAACAGATCAACCAAAAGACAGCTGCAAACGGTGTCACGGTAGGGGGTTCACTGGTAGAAATTCGCAGTCAGGTCACTATGATGTTTGCCGGTGCGTTTTAAGAAATGCAACTGATGACTTGTTATCGGAGATGGCACAACACCAAGTTGAAGATATCCAAATGCATACTAAAAAAAGCAGTTTCGATGAGATAATTGATGAAGTGTATGATTCAGAATAGTTGACTGCTTATTGTATTAATATATAATTACAAATATGTTCAGCAAATATATTGCTAAGTTTCCTGATGGTTATAGCCCGTCTAATTCTCAAACTAAACTTCTTAAAGAAGTAGAAAAGGCGTTTAATGACGGGTATAAATTTGTAATTGTTTCTGCACCGACTGGAACCGGTAAGAGTTTTATTCCTAGAACATTAGGTAATGTAGGTACACCACCTACTGACCATTTTAAAGGTCTAATTAATTCCTATAATGCTTTTCGAAAAGACCAACACGGTAATTATATTTTTGAAACAGACTGTTTAGGTGAACCCGCATCGGGTACATTTGCTTTAACCATCACGAAGCAATTACAAGATCAATATAAAAAATTATTTGACGATATTGAAATATTAAAAGGCAAACAAAATTATATTTGTAGTGTAGATGAAACATATGATGTTGAGACAGCTCCTTGTGTAACTACCCCTAAATTAAAAAACGAGTGTTGGGAAAAAAATTGTTGTCCTTATTTTTCTAATAGAAACACTTCTCTATCGAGCCCTTTTGCGGTACTTAATTACAAAATGTTTTTAAGTCTACCCGGGCACGTTAAGCGTAAAAATTTTTTAGTATGTGACGAAGCTTCTGAATTAGAAGAAGAATTGGTTAGAAGATTTAGTGCTGATGTTGATTATAAACGGTTGGAGCTCAACAACATAGATTTTTCGAAATTAAAATCAGATAAGTATGATATACAATATAGGTGGCTTATTAGTTTAATATTTTCAGTAAGTGAGAAAGTAAATGAGCTCACAAATAGAAGCACCAATAAAGTTATAAATTTGTCTTTACCTGAAGTTTCAAAATTAAGATATTTAAAATCTTTACATGGTAATTTAAGTACTGTTGAACAAACGTGGCATAAATGTGAGTACGTTGTTGACCGAAAATCAGATGGAGTTAGTTTTACACCCCTTAAGATAGACAATTTGAGTAAGCATATTTTTGACTATGGTGATAACATTTTACTAATGTCTGCTACTATTACAGACCACGAACAGTATGCTAAGGTTTTAGGTATTAAAAAATACAAATATATAGAATCACCTTCAGTATTTGATCCGAGTAAGTCTCCGGTTTATCTTTCTGCTAAACCGGTACTTAATTATCAAAATCTACAAAAGTTTTTACCAATTATAGCAAAGAATGTTCAAGATTTATGTGATCATCATAAAGGAGAAAAAGGTATAGTACATACCCATTCATTAGAAATATGCAATTACTTAAAGAACAGGTTAACTGGTGATAGGTTTTTATTTAGAGAACAAACTGCAACTAATGAACAAATACTAAAAGAACATTTTAGTAGTTCAGAACCAACGGTTCTGGTTTCACCTTCTTTATCTTTTGGTACAGATTTAATTGACGATAAGGGAAGATTCCAAATTATTGTTAAAACGCCATACCCACCTTTATCAAATAAAAGAATTAAAAAGATGTTTGATATGGACAAAGACTGGTATGCAAATAAGGCGTTATGTACATTAGTACAAACTACAGGCCGTTGTACTAGATCTAAAACAGACTATGCAGTAACGTATGTACTAGATGGTAAAGCGAGAACATTAATATCTCAAAATAAAAACAAACTACCTAAACATTTCATTGAACGTTTGGTTTGAATAAATATTTGAAATGCGTTGGAAGTCAAACTATTTTGAGATACAAGATTTAATCATTCAATTTGCGAATGCTTTTGATTCCATTGTCATAGGAAGATATAATAAAAATAGGGTTCAGAAAGATAGAATATTTGTAAGGTATTTGTATTCTCCCAAGCAGAGAGTGTTGTATGATATTATTAATAAAGCAAAAACAATAACTTTCCCCGTAGTTGCTATTAATATAAACGGCATTGCTCGTGATAATGATAGAGTTTTTAATAAATTACCTGCTGTAGGACAAAGCGGAAGCGGTAATGGTTTTTATTATCAAGAACAATTTGCTCATAGTAAATATAATGCTCCAACACCCGTTAACATATCAGTCAATTTTACCGTTTTAACTCGATATCAGATGGACATGGATCAAATTCTTAGTAATTTTATACCTTATACTAACCCTTATGTAATTATAAGTTGGCCTGTTCCTAAAGATCTTGTTAGTTTAGTTCAAGCTCAAGAAATAAGAAGTGAAGTTTTATGGGATGGGAATATAAATTTATCATATCCTATAGAATTGGCTGCAAGCCAGAAAGCTAGAGTAGTTGCTGATACGAAATTTACAATTAAGGGCTGGATATTTCCTGCTTCAGAAACAGCGGTTGATAACATTTATAAGGTTGATTCTAATTTTTATGCTGTCAGTTCAGGTACGAATTTAAATTCGAATTACCCAACTTTAAAATCACAATTGTCTGGTAGTGCTGATATGGATACAATTACCGTATCGGCGTTCCCAGATGAAATACAAATATTTAAAAAAACGCAAGACCAATGGTGAGAAAAAGAATACCTTTATTAGTTAATTATGCGCTTTCGGGTCAACATGGCGGTCAGCTTATTTTTAGTGAAAACCGCACTGTGTTTGAATTTGATTCTCCTTGGTTAAAATCAGCTGGTGTTAAAGGCCTTACAAAATATTATCAAGCATTTTTAAGTGCAGGTAACCCGTCGGATTTCTTTTCAGGTTCTTTATCTTCAACCCCGTTAAGTAGTGTAAATTATTTTGCCACTAACAGAGCTTTATCGGCAAGATTCCCAGCGTTTAGTGGTTTTAACGTGATAGATTTTGGTGGTGGTGTATTAAAAAATTATTCTAAGCAGACAATTAGTATAGACCTAACAGCGTTATCGGGTAAAGCAACCGGCCCATTTAAAATTATTATAACATCACCCGGTGGCCAAACGGAATTTCCAGGTTGTGCTTATGGTTATAATACAGATCCAAATGCACCGCCTTTTTATGTTCAATCTAGATTAGTACCAAGGACACCTACACCTACACCGACGCAAACTAGAACATCAACACAAACTAGAACACCCACACCAACCACTACTCTAAATGTAACAAATACATCAACAAAAACTCAAACACCAACACAAACTAGAACACCAACACAAACGCAAACACCCACTATTGGTGTAACGCGGACAAGATCACAAACACCAACACAGACACGCACACCAACACAAACTAGAACACCAACGCAGACACCAACACAGACTCGTACTCAAACATATACCAAAACTGTTACTTCTACAAGAACACAAACACCAAGCCAAACAGCTTCTCCTACAAGAACACCTACACAGACTAGAACTAGAACACGTACATCAAGCCAAACTCCGACACAAACACAAACACCGACACAAACACCAACACAAACTAGAACCCAAACCCAAACTAAAACGCGAGGTGCTTCACCTACAAGAACACCATCAAGAACAGTTTCTCGAACTGCTACACAAACTCAAACACCGACACAAACGCCAACACCAACACCAACAATAGCGTGATATATATGGTAAAACTAATTGGCAAGCTGATGATGTCTAAATATATTATTGACCATTGAGTGAAGTGAATAAATAATATTGTGGCGGGTATTCCAACATTTAGAGACCTGATTAGACGTCAAAATACTGGTCCAGAAATAGGGACTGAGTGGTCTAAAATTAATATTGAAGGTTATCCATGGCCTACACCTACAAGAACAATAACTCCAACCCCTTCACCTACACAAACCCCTACACCTTCGCCTACAAAAACCAGAACAAAATCAGTAACTCAAACACCTACAGGAACAAGAACGCCTACATATACAGTTACTAGATCACAAACACCACCAGTAACACCAACACGAACCGTAACTAGATCTCGAACACCAAGCAATACTACTACACAATCACCAACCCAAACACAGACTAGATCACAAACACCAACAATGTCGAGAACACAAACCCAGACACCGACAAGAACAACATCTATTACCCAATCTCCTAGTAATTATCCTACCCCTACAAAGAGCATTACTCAGTCACCAACACAAACTAGAACACCAACACAAACTAGAACACAAACTCAGACACACACAATAACGGCGTCTAACACAGATCCACTCACACCAACACCAACACAAACAAGATCTTCGACACCAACACAAACAAGGACACCAACATATACAAATACGGTTTCAAACGTTGTTGTGACACCAACACCAACATGGACACAAACCAGAACAAAAACAAATACAAGAACAAGGACCAAATCGATAACAGTGTCAATTTCACCATCCAAATCAACAACATAATATGGCAAAAGAAGTAATACAAGAAGGTAAAGGTAATCAAGGCACGTTTGGACGTTCTTTAATGAAGTTCGTGCAGAGTAGGTTACCTTATCAATCTTACGAAACATTAGATACGTTATCAGAGGTAAACCCGAAATATAAGCTTTTTCAACATCAAGGAAGTAATAGAGAAGATGCTCTTCAAAGACAATCTATTTCTTCTTCTACTATTATCAATAATAATGCTATTGGTGATATTGCAATGGACAAAGGGTTTCAGGAGTTCATGTACGCAAATATCCAACAGGATAAAGGTGCAAGAATTAGAGACTATAGGGTTATGGCAGCCTTTGCTGAAGTCGGTGATGCATTAGATGAAATTTGTGATGAAATTATTAATACTGATCACGAAGGTAGAATTGTAAGATTACTTTTTAGAGATAGGGAATTTAAACCACACGAGCAAAAAGAGATTCAAGGAGAATTTCAAAAGTTTGTTCAATATTTTGATTTAGACCACAAAGGGTGGGAATATTTCAGATCATTATTAACTGAAGGAGAAGTTTATTGGGAGCATGTTATTCATAAGGACCACCCTAAAGAAGGTATTTTAGGTGTAGTCCAAATACCTACAGAATTAATTGATCCAATTTTTGGTAACATTCAAAATTCAATAGTTCAAGGATACCTTTTAAGAAAACCTGTTTTTAATGAATCTAATCCTACAAAGATAGAAGATATGCAATTGATTCCAATGGATAAGAATCAAGTCACATATATTAATTCGGGAATTTGGAATGATAATAAAACAATTAGACTTCCGTTTTTAGAAAATGCAAGAAGAGCTTATAGACAACTATCTTTAATCGAAGATGCAATTGTAATTTATCGATTAGTCAGAGCTCCTGAAAAGTTAGTTTTCAATGTTGATGTTGGGAATATGTCACCACCCAAGGCTGAAGCATATCTAAGAAATCTTCAACAAAAATATTGGAGTAGACACACGTACGATACCGACGAAAGCGGGACAGTGCAGAAATTTTCACCTCAATCTATGCTTGATTCATTTTGGTTTGCTAAGAGAGCAGGAAGTGAAGGTACGAGCGTTAATACACTAGCTGGTGGTCAGAACTTAGGGGAGTTGGAAGACTTAATGTATTTCTTAAAGAAATTGTACAAGTCGTTAAAAGTACCTGTAACAAGATTAAACCCAGAACAGGCATTTCAGGATGGTACAGAAATATTAAGAGAAGAGCTTAAGTTTGCAAGATTTATAATTCGTATGCAACAGCATTTTGCTGCAGGTTTAAAGAATGGTTTTATAACGCATCTAAAATTGAAAAAGATTTGGGAAAAATACGAGCTCAAAGAGATGCAACTTGATCTAGAATTTAATGTTCCAACTAATTTCTTTGAAATGAGAGAACAGCAGAAGTTAGAATTGAGAGCAAACAATTATAACAATTTAGCTGCTAGTGAGTTTGTTTCTAACACATGGGCACAAAAGAGATATTTAGATTGGACAGATATAGAAGTAAAAGCTAATAGAGAATTTTTAAGAAAAGATAAAGAACTTCAATGGGAGTTAATGCAAATTGAGCAAGCTGGTCCTAATTGGAGAGAGCAAATGACTAATGCTGCAGGTGAAGCAGCTGAAGGTGGTGGTGACATGGGTGCCGATTTAGGTGGTGGGGGAAGCGCTATACCAAACCCACAAACACCACCAGAATTTGGTCCGCCACCAGAAGGCGGTGGCCCTATGGTAACCGGTGGTGAAGGAGATGTTCCTGTAGCCCCAGGTGCAGAAGCAGGTGTTACATAAATAATATAAAATGGCAAGACAACCAATAGGCACAATAAAAGGTTACTTTGAGCAAGGCGATGTTCCTTCACAAAGCAATTTTAACGATTTCATTGATTCATCTTATAACGCCACGTCAGGTATTGGTAATGAAACCGGTTTCGCTAATCTTAGTACCGTTTCTTTAAGCGCTGGAGAATTATACATTGACACCAAAATGGGATCGACCCAATCTTTAACTCTTAGCACCACATCGGGGAATGTAGTCTTAACTATCACCAACGGAATTATTACTAATATAGTTTAAAATCTTTTAATCATAGTTGATTAATAAGGTTTATGATTTTAAATAGTAGTATGCTACGTCGATGGTTTTTAAAATTCTTTTCGTTCTTCAAAAAGAAAAAGAAGGTGGATGACACACACATTATTAAGACAGAATCTATTACCGAACACACGGTTACAGCTGTAAAAAATAAACTTAAAACTCAAACAGGATTTAGATCTTCACCTTATAGTAAAAAATACGAAAAACCTTCTGATACAAAACATGAATACAAACCAATTGATACATCTTTTGTGAGCGAACCACCCCCTGTACAAATTAAAAAAGTAACAACTATTGCAGGTAGTGTAAATTTTTATGAAACTGCAGAATTAATTAACACACCGTTTGTTAAAGTAGAGACAGAGGTTGTAGAAAAGGTAGAAAATTCTCCTGTAGTAGTAGAAAGCGAACCTGCCGTAAATGTTGTAACGCCTAATGAAGATGAAATATTTTGTATGAATGGTTACGGGTTGCGGGTACAGGTAGGTGGAGAAGCTATAACAGCATATTTGGATACGGGGGTTGACAAAAATATTAAATATAATCAACATGTTGTACTATACCATTGGGATGGGCCTTATGATAAAAAAGAAGGCACTATTTTGGGAGGCACTAACACGGAGAGACAAGGAAAACCAGACGAAATATTAATTCAAAATGTCTGAAATTAACGGCCACAACATAAAATATTACATTCTAAATAAAAACAAAAAAAGTAAACGTATTATTGCTGTTACTAAAGAAACAAAATCTTACATCCATGGTATATGCATATATAACGAAGAAGATCCTAAAAAGATAAATAAAACGGTAAAACTTCAAAAGAACCTTATTAGTAAATCTATAGATGAATACGATTTTACCAAAACTTTATCTTTAGATTGACATATAAGAATAAATATTTCATATGCCGACGGTCGATGTAGCAAAGATTAAAGTAAGACGAGGTTCTAACTCAGATAGAAAATTAATTATTTTAGATCAGGGCGAGTTAGGGTACACAATAGATACTAATAGGGTATATGTCGGTAATGGTACATCACTCGGTGGTTCGCCAACAAGTGTGTATAATTTTGGGTCAGATCAAAGAAGTAGCGGTACAGTTCAGCAAAAAGCAGAAACAGGAGATTTAATATTTGATAATAATGGTGCTGATGCCACCCTCTTATATTCACTTACAGGTGATGCTGCTCTTGGAGATGTAGCTTGGACACAACTTAGCCCCGGAGTAGATAATACTACAATTGAGTATAATACAGATGGTAATTTAGCACTTGCAAGTGGTGCAACAGTAACAGGTGGTGATAGTATTACCGTTTCAGGAAATGAAGTAAGTGTTGATTATGGTTCCGACACGAACACCACTACATTTTTTACAATAGCAGCTGATCCTGCTGGTAAACTGACGGTGAGTGATAATGCATTAACTGTTAATTCCCATGGTGGTCTTGGATTTGAAATACCGGGTCCTGGGACTTTATTACATACATTAGCAATAGCAACAGATGATGGTGGTCCTGCAGATGGTTTTATGAGCAGGGCTTATGCAGATAAGTGCTATTATGCCCCTGATTGGTCGGGTACCGGAACCCCGGGTGTTGGAAAGAATGCTGATGCAGCTATTACTGATGAGGGAGCTGGTAATAGAACTATTTCTTTTATTAATGTCGGAACTCAACAAATTAATGGTGCAAGAGTAGATTTTGCATCATCAACTATTACTTCCACAGTTCAAAGTTCTAATGCATTAAAGAAAGTAGTAGGCCAATCATCAACTACTTCTAATATTTCTGCAGTAGACATGATGACACCGAGTAACTTCTTTAATAGAGAAGATTTTCCCGGTACAGTAATGCGTACAGCAATTCCTAATGCTAATATAGATAACGTTGGTAATTATGCAAATTTCTCTATAACCAATGTTTGTGCAACTATAGGCGATTGGGAAGACAAAGGATTTTTACTTCCGGGTGGTAACGGTGTAATATATGGAATTTTTGTTTTGAATACAGGCCCTACTTTTGCCACCGTAGAAGAATTATATCCTCAGGTAACATGGGCTAGTGCTGCTTATGACGTATCTAGTGATAGTGGTACTCGAGCAGCTATAATAGCAGCTATTAATGGTTTTGTAAATAGTAACGGTGAAAGAATTTTTGATGCTTGGGAAAAATTAGATGCCACTGATCCTACAGTTTATATTCAAGGGCTCGTAAAAGGCAAAACACCTACATATGGTACAGCTTTTGCACAAACAAATTTAAATGCTACTTATAGAGTTGCATTGGGGTCCGGCACAGACCCTGTTTGGGCAAATGCAGATACCTCTTTAACAACTGCTGGTGGTTCAGGCGACAATGCTGGTACCAATTCTTCAGGTAAAATTGGAGCGGGAATGTACGGGTGGGTTAATTTAAATGCGCAAGATGATACTACTTTTCAACAAACTTTATGTTGCACCGGATTTAAAGCTAAACATACCGTAGCCCAATTTCCGACGGCTGCAGAGTGTACGAACGGTGAATACTTTTTACTTTACGATACTAATTGGAATAGGGTATGTGTTTATTACTATGAGACTTCTTCTGGTTCTATAGTGGTTCCAGATATTTCTACAAACCCAACACACAGAGGAAGAAAAACAGAAATGATTATGGTTGAATATACATCAACCGATACATCAGATCAATTAGCTACCGCAACAAAAGATGCTTTAGAACTTAATGATTATTTTAATTCTGTTTATACTGTAACATATGCTACACCTACAATGACATTTGAATCGGCTGCTGTTGGTTGGACTGATGGTGTTATAAAAAGACAAGGGGTGTTTCCTGGTTGTATTGCACCTGCAGCAACACCAATAGAATTTATTACTAATATATTAGGGCTCTCCGGTGAACCAAATTCATCAGCACTGTTAGGAGCCTTTTATAATACATATGAAAGTGGGTCAACTGCTACAGATTTATTAACACGAGAGACTTTTGTCTTACCTCAATATAATGACGCAGGACCATCACTGTTTTATGATGTTACTTTACCCGACACTGCTGTTGACTCAGTAAATTGTGCATCACTTTTAAAATTTAGATAAAATGGCAACTATTGAAATTAATGAAAATACGGTAGTAAGAAGTCTTGTAAGGAAAGGGACTAATGCTGAACGACAAAACGTTACTTTAGCACAGGGTGAATTAGGCTTTGTTACTGATTTAGGACCTTCTACTTTTCTTAAAGATGAAGTACAAACCAACCCTGGTAGGCTATTTATAGGTAACAACAATGCAGGTGGTTCTGTAACAGGTAACAAATATTTAGGTAACACTTCGAACAACGATGTTACAAGTTTAAACGCACAACCGGGTGATCTTATTTTTTATTCAGATAACGGTACACTTTATGCAAGAAATTTAATATCTGGTACAGGAACCGATCTTCTAAATTCAGAAGATTTTGATGCTTTAAGTAGCGGTATTATCATCGGAAAGGGTCTTACTACTAGTGGTGATGCAACAATAGTAGATCTTGCCGGTGACCCAACAGTAGCTACCAACCCTTTGGTGTGGGATGGAAATTCGATTAATATAGGGGAAATTAGTTTATCAACAATTGCAGATATTGATGAATATACGGTATTAGCAAATGCAACTATAACTTCAGGACCACCTACAGCGACAATCGTAGGTGAAAATTCGGTTTTAGGTCGTACTGGTTCGGAAGCATTAAAGGGTGTTACCTATGATCAGATTTTATCAAATGCTCAGGACCCAACAGTATCGGGATTAACGGTTACTGGAATGGAAGGTTCAGATACGAGATACGTGCAAGTT